GTAGAGCAACTAACCCACATCAGGGACTTGCTCAACCATCAGATCAAACTACTAGAAGCGGAGTACAAACGTCAGAACGGTAGTAACTATACTGTGAGAAAGAATGGGCAGAGCTACCGACAGGTTGTATCTCGTATTCAGTTCAAACCGTACATTGATCGTTGGTGTGACCTGTGGGAACTGCACTACGATACCAAGGGTGTTTACGTACTAGCTGAGAAAGCACACCTAGCTCCTGGCACAATCAAGAACATCATGGAGAAGGAAGATCAGCAGTACGTATATCTAGAGACTGTGGACTTGTTGCTGCAAGCGATGGAACGCAACGATATCCTACAGAACCTCGATATCATCAATATCCCCTGGCCGCGCAAGAGGGGCGGTAAGACCGTTATCCCCGAACCTCCGCCTACGCAGTATTTTGAGGAATAGGGGTTGACTTTACCCTCAAACTGTGGTACGCTGGTCGTTCCACGTACTCCTGCCGGTAGCTACGGCTTAGAGCAGGAAGGAGCCATATGAGCAAAACCCCGGTAATGCCGGAGAGGGCAATCCCCTCTAAATGGGACATTATGCCAGTCCACGCATCAGACGTGGCTTCGTTCAAACGATGCCGACGTTACTGGGATTGGTCAAGTCCGACACGTACTAACCTTACTAGGCGTACCGACTTGTTCGGTATTACCTTCCCGCTTTGGTTTGGTACGGGTGTCCACTATGCACTAGAGCAATTCTACCATCCAACGATGCCACGCGATCCCGTCGAGGCATTCACTACATGGTATGAATATCAGTGGCAGGGTGGAGTAGTCACAGAAGATTGGCTAGAGCGCAGCCACGACAACGAGCCTGTAAAGATGAATATGACTGAGTGGCGTGATGGAGAAGACCAGCCACTTTACAAGGTTCGTGGCTTGATTGATCTACTCCCTGATCCTATGCGAGAGAAGGATGAGTTTGAACATCATCGTGATCTAGGCATTGGAATGATGGAGTTCTACAAGCAGTATGCAGCTAGGAACGATGACTTCGTTTGTGTCGCTGCTGAGTCTACATTCTCCGTACCGCTTGGTTTTGAGGTTAAGGATAGGAGAGAGGATAGTCCTAACTATGGCAAGATGATTGAAGTTCATGCCAGAGGTAAGAGGGATGCTATCCTTTATAACCCCGATACTGAGCGGTACGGATTCATGGATCATAAGACCGCTGCTGAGATTGGTGAAAAGTATTTCACTAAGCTAGAGCTAGACGAACAGGTACTCACGTACTTTTGGGCTACCGAGTTTGAAGCAGAGGTCTACGATATGCCATACAAGCGTATGGATCGTGTGATCTACAACGTACTGCGGAAAGCGTACCCCAAAAGCCCCACAGTGTTGAAGGATGGTATCTCACCATCTATCAACCGTAAGGACGAAATGACTACGGCGGAACTATTCGCCAAGCACATTGATGATATGGGTATCCGCGAACTGTACGATGCAGATGCTAAGTGGCAGGCGTACTACAACTGGCTTGTGCAGCAGGGTGATAGTATCTTCATTCAGCGCAAGTCATTCAGATACAACGAGCTACAGGCACAGAATAGCAAGAAGCACTACACGATGGTTGCGAAAGAAATGCTTGATCCCAACTTGCAGATTTATCCTACGCCTAGTGGTAACTGGCTTTGCACTAACTGTCAGTTCCGAGCGCCATGTATTGCAGCAGATGATGGTAGTGATTGGCTGCACATGCTATCCGACGGATACGAGTTGAACCGTGGGCGCTGAACCTGTACTCCATCAGATTCTAGTTAAGTCACGGTCAGGAGTTTGGGAGACTCAGCGTAGACTACTTCACAATGGCATTCTAGATTGTGAGATAGTATGGAGTACGGGACAGTGGCCTCATAGAGTTAAGTTCCTAGCTCCTGCCGACTTTGACGTAGACTTCCTACGTCCTGACATTCTACCTCCAAAGGACTACGTTGGATAGCGTAACAGCACAAGTCATCATTGAGGGCTTCCAGAAGATTGAGAACGCTATGATAGCATTAAAGGGAGAACTGCGTAATCCTAAAGGTTCATCAATCCACGATACTATGGTGAAGCAGACTGATTATACCTTTGAGGAACTAAGAGCATACATGCATGATGGGCCGGAGCTAGACGATGACGGAACTGTTTAGGCCAGTAGAGGGAATTGAACTTGACTCACTCGGAACGGTTATCAGTGACGATAGTACCCACTTTCCCGTTCCTGAACAATTCGGGCCTCTACGGTACTACGAGAAAACTCTACGCTGTGCAAGCCGGAATTGTAGTAGCCCTACCCACTACAAAGTTAAGGGCACTCCGTACTGTTACCCCCATGCCCTCAACAAACTGAACGATATGTTGATCGAACTAGGAGTAGAGAAGTGAGTAAAGAATACCCCGGAGCGCGTGAAGGTTACAAGCCAGAGTTCATTACTGGAACACCATTGTCCGATGCGCCACGTACTGAGGTTAGCATCGCTGCTAGTAAAGCGCGACGCATTAAGAATCAATTGAAGAACGCCAACCTTAACCGCAAGAGAAACCAACACGGTAGAAGGGGGGTGAAGAAATAGCCGGACTAACCGTAGAGGAACTCCGTGAGAAACTCGGAGTGGCATCACCTGAAGAGTCTATCAGGTGGATGAACATTATGCCATACGGAGAACCGGGTGTAGGAAAGACTGAACTAGCTGGTACTGCGCTAGATCATAAAGCACTACGCCCTGTCTTGTATCTTGATATTGATGGTGGTGTCAAGACTCTACGCAAACGCACAGACCTAGACGTTAAGCAAATTAGGTCTATGGATCAAGCTAGAGCAATCCACAATGAGTTGTACAAGTCAGTGGATTGGGAAGCAAAAGATCCACAGTTGGTATACAAGACAGTCGTATTGGATACTCTCTCAGAGCTAGCCAAACTAGATATGAGGGAGATTGCCGTAGCAGCCAACAAGAACAATCCGAATCAGAGTCCATATGTCCCTAGTCCTAGGGAGTATCTAATCAGTGGTGAGAGGGTAAGGGAGATTGTACGCTCGTTCCGCGACCTACCTTGCAACGTGATCTTTAACTGTCACAGTGGGGAAGGTAAGGACAACAGCAATGCAAACATCTTCTTTCCGCAATTCACTGGTAAGCTACGCCATGAGATTGCAGGGTTCATTGACATTGTTGGCTACATGACAGCGGCTCAGAAGGATGGTGAATTCTATAATCAGATGCAGACGATGAAGACCAAGAACGTTGCTGCGAAGGATCGTAGCAAGGCACTACCCAAGGTCATCGAAATGCCGACACTACCGATGATTTGGGACTTGATCCATGAGTCATAGAACGCGAGTAGCGTGTATATCACATAACTCAGATAGAAGGAGAAGGTTTTGAGCGAAGGTTTTGGTGGCGCACTTGATCTTACAGGTGCCGATACGTCAGGTATGCAGCCGATGGATAGTGGCACGTATGCCTTCGAGTTGTTTGACTACTCTTGGGGTGAGACTAAGGGTAGTGAGGGTAGCAAGCTTCCGGCTGGTTCCCCTAGGCTGAACATTCAGCTTAAGTGCATTGATGAGCCTTATGAGAATCGTAGGGCTTTCGATGGTTTCAACTTCCCTCCTGCTGATTACGATAAGGAGAAGAAGGCACAGGCTGAAGGGTTCTTCGTTCGGTTCCTCATGGCTATGGGTCTTCCAGAGGAAACGATCAAGAGCAAGAAGTTCAATGCTAATGAGGCGTTGGATGCACTCATTGGTGAGCCGGTTCTCGCTACTGTAGGCGTTAAAGCCTATGAGCAGGGAGCGCGTAAGGGTGAAGAGTACAACCCGGTAAGGGGCTACAAGCCTATTTCGTCGCGTGATGATGAAACTGGTGGCCTGCTCTAACTAGCACCATAACTGTGAAGGGGAGGGTACTGCGGTGCCCTCCCTTTTGCACATCTAAGGGGCATTACTATGTTTATTGACGAAGCGAAGAAAGTGGCAGGTCGTAGTAGTATTGGAAAACACATGACTGGTGCAGTTATTGCTATTGATGGAAGAATCATCAGTAATGGCTGGTCCCATGTTCCACATTACAAACTACGCAGTAAGCGATCACTACACGCAGAGATTCACGCACTAGCCAGAGGTCGCTACAAGGAACTTGAACGTGGAGTAATCTGCATTGCTACGATTGCAAGGCGTAGTGGAAACTACGTGAGCGCGAAGCCCTGTTTGGATTGTGCAATTGCACTACGAGCCGCTGGTATCTATCAAGTATATTACACACTGAACAACGATTGGAATGATTTTCTCAATCTCCTTGATGAATCAGTGTTCGACGATTTGAAGATTTATGAGCGTAACGGAAACTAGCCTACGCCTAGAGTTCTTCGACTATCTCTTTGAAGAGAGGGATGGTTTCCTGTGCATCGCTCATGCACCTAAGAACAACAAGAACAAGTTTGAGCAGAAATTCTTTTCGTGGCCTGAACAACGTGAACTGATGGGACAGTACATTGATGACAAAGTTACAGGACACAACCTATGGTTCTCAGTCAATCTATTCAGAAGGCCCGAGCGTAAACGTGACTTCGCTCTCCCAACTAGACTTGTGTGGGCCGATCTTGATAACTGTGATCCATCCAAGGTTGAGCCAATACCACAGTGTCGAGTGCAAACTAGTCCCAAGAGGTTCCAAGCCTTCTGGCGGCTAGATCAGATCATTGAACCTGAACTAGCACAGTCCTTTAGTAAGCGTATTGCGTACCAGTACGCGGATGAAGGTGCTGATAAGTCGGGATGGGATATTGAGCAGCTACTAAGAGTACCGTTCACGTACAACTACAAGTACGACGATGGTTCGCTTCACGTTCCTGAAGTAAAGTTGATGACAGCGTTCGAAGTGGCACTTCCTGTGGAGGCTTTTGAGAATACCACTAAGCCGACAGAAGAAGAGATTGAGGTAGCTAATCTACCAATGCCCGAGCTTGACGGTATGCCACCTGTGAACACGATCGTTTACAAGTATCAGGCATATCTACGCAAGACAGCATTCAACGAGCTATTCACTACGGAACCATCTAATGATTGGTCAGCAGCAATGTGGCATCTTATCAACTTGTGCCTGGAATCAGGTATGAGTAGTGAGGAAGCTTTCGTTGTCTGCATCGAAGCTAAGTGTAACAAGTACGAGCGCGACAACCGACCTATCGGTTATCTCTGGAAAGAAATCCTCAAAGCTGAGATTAAGCAGAAACAGATTGAACTCATTGTCTCAGACGTTAAGCCGCTAGTCATCCCTGAGCTATACAAGGGTGATCCACCGCCGTCTTTCATTGACGACTATAAAGAGTGGGCAGTACAGGCTACGGATGCTGTTGAGGAATACCATGAGCTAGCCAGCACTATGATGCTATCCGCAACACTCGCGGGTGGTCTGTACTGTGATACATCATGGGGTAAGATCGTCCCTAACCTGTGGGGACTTATCCTAGGAGATTCTACGCTGACTCGTAAGACTACTGCGATGAAAATGGCTATGCAGTTCGTAGCTGACATTGATCGTGAAATCGTAGTAGCCACGGACGGATCAGTAGAAGGTATGCTGACAGCATTGGCTAGCCGACCGAGCCAAGTATCGGTCTTCTACAAGGATGAGATTAGTGGATTTATTGATTCCATCAACAGAAAAGATTACCTCGCAGGGATGCCGGAAACTCTTACTCAATTGTATGACGTGCCAGAATTCTTTACGCGACGGCTTCGTAAGGAAACTATCACT